TCTCTAAATTGTAAAAAAAAACCTTGGCTGCTAATGCTATGTCTAAACTAACGCTTTCCATTATTTCGGAATAGTTAGCAGAACTTTCGTAAGGTTCAATTTTATACTTGTCTCCGTGTTTTTCTACGATAGGACGATACATAACAGCCATTGCTTTGTGAAACGTGTTTATATCGCTTATATTCGCTTCTAAGTCTATATATTCTCCCCAACTCATATTTTCTAAGTTAGGAATAAACCCAAACTCAACTCCTGCAATCTTAAACCTATTTTTAAATTCAGGCTTTTGTTTGAACATCGCAGCAAAATGGTGGCTTAATGTTTCTATTTCTTTAAACTGAATTTTAACTACTTCCTTTAGTTCAATACCGCAGAAACATTGTATCATTTTCTCAGCTAAAAAAACTTCATCATTCGTGTTTTTGGCAATACCTAAAAACTTCTGATAATGCTTTAAAGGTATCTCACTAAGTTTTGTTGGAACTATTAATTCTAACTTCATATTATTTAAACGTTTTATTATGTTTCTTGTAGTACACGGCAACTGCATACGCTTCGCCTAACATCATTAAATGCTTTCTTATGCTTTGAGCGTCGTTAAAAACTATCTTTACACGTTTACCCGTTCGAATATACACATAATGCTCAACTTCCTGGGCCATTATCGGTGTGTCATCTGTCATTAACGTATATTATATGTGCCGTAATTTCTTTTTAAACCTAAAGTTTCCATTTCGTGGTAACGTAAAGCGTCAATAGCGTGGTTATTATTATCAATAGGTTTATTCAATCGTGTTCCTGCTTTGTCAACGTCCCAACAATAAGCCCGAAGTTCTTTGATTAAATTAACGCTGTTTGCCGTTATTAAATATTCCTGCTGTTGCATAACATCAATTCCGTAGTTTATTGAGTCCTTACCCTTTGTAACGCCTTTAATTGTTATTCCGTAGCGTCTTATTTCGTCTATTGATTTAGGTTCGGAACTATCAGCGTAAACTACAACGTGTTTTGGTAGTCTTTTAGCTATATCGCTATTTAACATTCCTGTTTGATAAACTAATTCATTTAATATCCGTGTTCCGTTATAATTGTAAATCTCTATTGCAGAAGTAGGGTCATTCGTATAACCAAAGTCTAAACCAATACCCACTAAACGAGCATTACTCGGTAACTGGTCTATTTGTTTCCAGTTACTAAATATAACACCCTCGAGCATTCCTATTTCGCCTAATCCATAAACACGCCACCAATTAGCCCAATAGCTACTCGTTTCAGCTTTTAAACGATTCTTTTCTATTTGTTCAACTATTGATTTGTCTAAGGCTTCGTTGTCTTTGTAAGTAAGAATTATAAACTCTGAGTCGGGTTCGTCTTTTAGTTCCGTATGTACCCAAAATTCGTTAGCAGGGTTAAAATCTAAATAAACAGCTTTCTTTGTACGTATTGCTAACTCGTTATAACTTTCAAAGGTTATGTTATTACATTCGTTTATATAAAGCACGTCACGTCTTGCACCTCTTAATTTACTTGAGTCGTCAGCACTAAAAAATTCAAAACTTGAACCGTTTAAAAATTGATATGTTAAAAGCGACTTATTAAATTGTGCTTCGTGCCATTTATTCATCCACTTCATTATTTTAATAAAGTCTTTTAAAGCCCCTCGTCTTAAATGTGGTATTGATTCAGCTACAACGCTTATTTCAATTTCAGGAACTGCAGAAGCACGGGCAATTAACACGGCTAAAATTCCGTACGTTTTCGCAGCACTTGTGCCACCTTGAACAATACGGACACGCTTTTTTAACTTAAGTATTTTATTCGTCGAAGTCGTCCGCTGAAACATCGGGAAATATTGGTTGTTCTACTATTGTTTGTTCTATTTGTTGAACTGGCGCACCGTAAGCTGAATCCATTAACTGTTTATATGCCGAAACGTCACCTTCTCGCATTTTTTTAACCAATGCTAAAGTTCCTAAATCTTCTTGAGATAAAATTTGTTCTTCGCCTGTAATTGGGTTCTTTGCTTTTTGTGTTGTCTCAAGCCATAAACGTGCTATTGTGCTTCTATTCTTTTGCCCTTTCTTATATCCTGCAGGGTTTCCGCTTTCTCCTTTTTTCCACGCAGGTTTTAAATTATCTTCTTTTGCCATAATCGGTGCTTTATCGGTGCTTTATTTGAGCGCAAGGGTCGGATTCGAACCGCCTATTTCAATGCTGGAAGCATCGTGTTTATCCTTATTAACTTCTTGCGCATTTTTTGGGTAAGGTTTACTTAAGGACTTACACAAAGGTATTAAAGTTTTGTCAAGTGGGTAAATATATTTATGCTTACCTGCTTTCTTTCTTTTTGGTAATTTCTTAAAGTCAACTCCCCAATTATATCTTCCTCTATCGTGTTTCCATATTCCGTTTAATAAATATTCAGTTCCGCTACTTTCAATATTTTCAATATAATACCAATTTGTAGCTTGGTAAATTATTCCTTTATGTTCTTGTCCTTTATCCGCATAACTAAATAACATTCTAACGGTAGGGCATTCTTTTTTAATTAGTTTAATTGCTATCGATAAAACTTTACTTGTTGAAGATTGTTTTCCGTTTAATGCCATTCTATTTAATTCTAAATATTGTCCATTTCTTAAATTAAACTTTGTAGGCATGTTAACTGAAGCACCTCCTCCAAACAAAACAACTCCGCACCATATATTATTTTCAAATACTGAATAACCTATTGAATAAGTAGGAATTGCTTTTGCATAATGAAAATTCAAACACGCATATTTAACAGCTTTATATGAAGCAATTTCTAATCTCATATTTCTCCTGCTGAAACACTAAAATAAGAACCTGAATAATTCCTATCTAAAAGTTCTTGTATTTCTATTTCGGCTTTTTGTAGCTGCTCTGGACTTGTAAAAGTTATCTTCATTGTAGCAGGCTTATTTTTTTCTTCGCCTATTAAATCTTCATAACTTGGCTCGTCCATTATAATCGGTAAATCTAAACCCCAATCCGTTAGTTCGTCCGTGTTCCACTCATTCGCTAAACTATCCCAGTCCCATTCTCCAAAACCTACGTTATCTTTAATTAAGAATTCGTTTTTTTGTTCCTCCGTCCATTCGTCTGCTACTATAATTGGTATTTCTTTTAATCCTATCTCTTTACAGGCTTTTAAACGCATATTACCACCCAAGACAACGTATTTACCATCTACGTCAGTAAAAACGACTAAGGGACGTTTATTTAGCATATCAGGAAATTCTTGGATAGACTTAACTAACTTTTGGAATTTTCCGTCTTTTATTATTCTTGGATTCTTTGGGTTTGGTTTAACCTCACTTATCTTTACTATTTGCATTTAATTAGGGTTGTATTTATATATTTCGAATTCGTCTTTTTGTACTGCGTGCATTTCTAAAGCGTATAATTTATAATCTATAAAAACACAATAGTTTATTTCAGCAACTTTCATTATTAAGCGTAACGCATTCCATTCTTGTTTATGCTTTGACGGGTTCATAAAAACTATGTAATAATCGCTGCTTAATGTTATGCTCACTTTTTTTCTTCGTAAGTTGTTGAACAAACGGCTAATCTTTGTTCCGTGTTTTCGTATTCACTTACCATTTTATCGTCAGACATACAACGTTGAATGAAGTCTTTTTTTTCTTCGTTAGGATTCGGTTGAGGTATCGGCATTGCTTTCGTCTTTATATTCGTTAAATACTTTTCTTAAATCATCTATACGTTGAATAACACAACTTGAACAGCTTGTAAGTTCGTTTCTTACCTGAAAGATTCTTGAATGAATATCAAACAGCATCTTTTGTTCAATGGGTCTTACTACGTTCGTATTTTTGCTAAACCATTCTTTTAACCATTCGTGTTCTTGTTCGGTTAAACACAAAGGTGTTTTATAACGGAATAATTTATTTAAAGCTGCCTTACGTTCATCGCATCCGCAGTCTTCACCTAATAACCACTTTGCAACTTTTGCTATTCCTGTTACTTCTAAAACCTTTTCTACTGTATCCCCTAATCCTTCGCTTTTAGCTGCTAATATTTCAGCTTTAGTTCGTCTTTTTCTTGCCATATTTATTTTATTAATTCGTAATCTTTATTAACATAGTCTAAATAATCTTCGTGAACGTTGTCTTTAATTCGCTCCTTGCAATTCTTTAACGTGCAAAATATACTTCGTAAACTTATATTAGTTCCGTTGGATATTTCTCGCATTGATTTATCTGAGTCTTTATATAAGTTAAATAACATTTGGTCGTACCATTCCCACGTCTTTACTTCGCTATCTACTTTTTTTAGTAATCTTGAAAAGCCTTCGTGTTCTTCTAATTCGTCTATCTGTTCCAAAGTTAATATATTGTCTAAACCAACCTTAATTATTCTGCTCTTTTGCCTGTGAAAATCTACAAACAATGAACGCAAAGTTAAATAAACATAATACCTATTTACCTGCCCGTTTAC